CCTTTAAGGTGTAGTGCGCGAGTTGGCCAGCATGTCTGTCTTGGCCTTGCTTCCACTGGTGGTTCCAAACCAGAAGGCACAGGCCCCTGTCCAGGCCGTTCCCAGTGAGCCAAGCATGATCAACAGCGGTGGGTTTTCAACTGCTGCCTTGTCATACAGCATCCAGCCCAAAACCCCGAAAAAGCCAAAGGTAATCAGCAGCGTAAGCACTGCTGGCATGGGTGATCTGGTATTCACCTGCATGGCGCGGGCATCCTTGACGTTCTCCACTGCCAACTGCTCAAGTGTGATGTTGTTGGTTTCAGTGAACTTCTGAAATTCGATCTCAGCCAGCTTGATCTGCACCACTTGGTCAGGTGACATCTTTCCCCCAGACAAAGCTTTCGTCACAGCTTCCACCGTCTTGGTTTCAACACCAAGCTTGTCAGCCAAAAAGGATGCAGCCAATCCACCAAATGGACCAGCCAGTGCTGTGCCAATCATTGGCGCAAGTGTTTTAAGGAAATCCATCAGTCTGCTCCATCCATAGGCATGTACCAACCGTTCAGCTTTGCAGCGTCATGAGAGAGATGTGTGCTTACATCCTTCATATCATCTGCACCGCACTCACGCTGCATCTGGCGGCGACAGTCTTCCAACTGCTCTTGCAGGGACTTGTGTTTGATGCGATCCTTGGCCCGGTCGGTAATCATGCTGTGTAAACCTTCGTGCCATCGTGATCGACCACAAGGGCTTGCATACGTGGCTTGTCTGTCCAACTCACATGCACCCATCCACCACCCTTGCCTGCATACTCCGAAAGCAACTGATCGTATTTAATGACTGCCCTTTGCTTGTGGATTGCAGCCATGAGCTTTGTGGGTGAGCCAAAGGCAGGGCAGGTGATGTCAGCAGCATGGCCTGTGATGTGCTGACTGAGCATCGTCTTGCTGCCCACGGCTTTGTTGACCTCCGGACTACGGTAGCCACTGGAGACAACAATCGGGCACTGAGTCAATGATCGGATCATCTCCAAGCCATGTGCTGTTTTGGTGAGATTGATGACCACAGAGCCGGGGGGCGTGTTGTCAAGGCCAAGCCTGTCAGCAGTCTGACTGTGGGTGAGTTCACTCAATGTGAAGTGTTTAGTCAACTGCATCACAGGCTCCACATATCAAGCCACTCTCTGGCCCATTCGACATACAATTCAATCAGCTTATCCATTACTTGCTCTCCGGTGGATGTGGGTGAGGACGGTCGAAATAGGACTTGATCTCAGCAGTGATGCCAGCGCTAAAGACAAAGATGAAACCAGCAACCAAAGCTGCAATGACTTTGTGGGTGGCTGTAATCTTGTAACCTTCCATCACCTTGGCTGCTTCTCTGCGTAGGCGGTGATCTGCCCTGTGACCATCAAAGTCAGGACGACCCAGGTCATCAATCAGGAACGCTGTCTTGATGGCTGCAATCTCACGCTCAAGCGCAGCAATGCGCTGACGCATATCCAGTGCAGTGGTGCAGTGATCCGGGTTAAATGGTTGACCATCGGGAGGACACAAGTCAGTGTGACGGATTCTTATGGTTTCATGCTCTATAGGCATGGCTATACCCCTTTGCAAGTATGTAGGGGCGAACCCAAATCCAGCAGGCTGATATGGAGAGAGCTATCTCACCTCCAATAGCCGCTGGTGGAGGTGAGACAGATGCCAACATGGACCACACCACAAACACCCATAAGCAGGCATTCCACGCAGCAAAATATCTGGCGAAGATACTGTGGAAATCATCCAGTAAGACAATGGTGATCTGAGTTGCCGCAGACAACATGAAGACAACTCCCCATGCCTCTTCACCCATCACATGGGACATGACCTTGTAGGTAGGACGCGAGAACAACTCACCTGCCCAAAACAACATCACAGCCCAAGCCACCTCACCCATAGACAAGGTAATCCTTGCACTGATAAGCTCGGTATCCCAGAGAGCAGCACTCAGCGCTCTCATCATCTTTTGGCGGCGTGTCATAGTGACGTCCTCATCATTGGAATAATGTTGGAGTTATTGGAAAAAGATTGAGCAAACATCAATACTCCTTGATTTTGATTTTGATTTCAGCCTGCTTGACACGGCCACCTGTTGTAGTGACGGTGGCAGTGACTTTGTAGGTGGTTCCATCTGCGCCACCTGATAGCCATATCTTCACAACGCCCGAAGAAATGCTGGCCGGAAACTCCTGTGTAATGCCGATGTCTGTGGTTGCTGTCACCGACGAAGCGGTATCGCCAACGCTGGTGAGCCACTCGGAGAAATCCATGTCGTAGTCTTGGATTTCATCAGGTTGCTTGGGAAATGTTGCGAGTACAGCCATGATGGCTCCTTTAGTATGAAATCGCCTCGTAGTTCTCTGCTGGAACGTAGGCGGTTAGATTGCGAACTGGGACAGTGACCGACATTTGCGCGACTGGCACGTAAACCATGTACTCCATTGCCGGGAAGGCAGCTAGATCGATAGTTGGTGCAATTGCCGAGACTTGTGCGGCAGGCACATAAACCGTGTACTCCTCCGCTGGCGAGGTTGCGGTGAACTTGGATGGCGCTGTGGATAAACGGAATAACCTTACAGCCGCCGCTTGACCAAATACCTGAACCGCTGACGAATGAGAGGCTGCAGCAATTGCTGCTGAGGCTGCTATCTGTGCAAAATCAGGAATCCGGTGTGTTGCCTGCGCAGTCGATGGAGTGATTCCAGACACAGTCTGCAAAAAGCTCTGCAGCGCGGCATCCGCTTGCGCCACTGCTTTAACAGACGCAATTGATGTTTGGGTTATCACCCCCGTACTTATGGATGCTGACACCGAGCCAATTGATGCGCCTGCACAAGACTGTGTAATCGCAGGCATTGTGGCGCTACCGGTGGCTACAACAACGCAAATAACTTGAGCCGATGATGCAATTTGCCCCAGTGCCTGCGATCCAATTGCGGTGACCAGCAAGCCGCCCGAGCCCTGTGACTCAATTGCCAAATGGGCGCCTGCTTGCGCTATAGCGATACCATTTGCTACAGCCACTTGTGCAATCAAGCCAATAGAACTGGTTTGTGCTCCATTGGCTACGGACTGCCCTGCGCATTGGCTGGCCAAGGAAAGGCTAACATTGGACGCACAAACTGATATGAGTAATCCAGCAGAGGTAGAGGCAACTCCAGCGATGGCTTGAGAGGCGCCGCCAAAGGCTAGGCTTTTCGCTACGGCAACCGAGTCAATCAAGCCAATTGAGTTGGTTCCACTGGCTTGTGCTGGTGAGACGCCTGCCGCTATTTGATTTATTGCTAAGGTTTCGGATGCAGAGCCTGCTGCATAAGATAAGCCAGTACCTTGACTCACCAAGGTCAGCCCTTGGGAAGCCGCTCCTGTTGGCCTACCCTCACCTACAGCAGTCTGAGTAATAGCAACTACTGCTTGACTTGCCGCAAGCCCTTGCATGCCACTTCCTGTGGCTGTTTGGGTGACCGCCGGGAGACTCTGTGCAGATGCACCTGTACCCAAGCCCTTGCCTGTACCTGTTTGGGTGAGCTCAGGCAACGCCTGGCCCGCTGCAGCCAGTGCAGTAACACTCTCAGGTAGAAAGGCAAGTAGGATGGACATTTAGTCCCCCATGACCACAATTGTTTTTGGGTCAACAGACAGCGACTTCGCAACAGCCTCACGAATCTTGGTTCGCATGTTCTTCACCAGGAAGCCCCCAGTGACCGCAGGCATCTCCACCTTCACTTTGCCGCTGCGCTTTGCACCTGTGGTCGCCATGAACTCCACAATGAAGCCTATGAGCCCTTCTGAGGCTTCTGGGCGATAGTGCGACAGCACATTGATGTAAAACCCGGCCTTCATAATTGGCACCCCATCACATCTGCCGCTGTCAGGTTTGCACCCGGAAGCTGCTCATTCACGAGATTCGCAAGCCCCGCCCGGGCCGCGTTGATGAGCTCCGTATCGGCCAGGCCGATTGGAACGGGGATGGCATTGTTGCTACCCCCCATGAACCCTCCAGCGTCATCCATGCATTGCCACTCAATTGCCAGAGAAATGTTCTCCGTGTCATAAGTACCCTGCCCAACAACTCGCCCAAAAACTCGTGCCATGATTTACTCCCAATATGAGTTAAACGAAATTTGAAAAGTGATCACGCCTGTTGTCGTCACCACACCTAGGTTCTTTGCCACCACCGCGATGAACTCCGAAGGGTTCACGGCAATAGGGGCGTCGAAAGGCATATACACACCCTGCTGGGAGCCGAGAGTTCCCACCGCAGCCGCAGCCGCGTAGGTCTCGTACCCAAGAGGAATGCGGCGAGGTGCCTTGGCACCCGCAGCTTCGGCCTGCGCCATCGACACGGCGGTGTGGCCAAAAGCCAGAGAAAATGCCAATATCACGGGACTTGCATTGCCTGCCAGTACGGTAGTCACGCAACCCTGAATCTTCACTCCACGGACGTATAAAGTTTTGCCGGGTATCGCCGCCGTAGCTGCTGGATTCTGGAAAGAGCAAATAATGCCATCCGTAGGTACAGCCAAGGTAGGCAGTAATGCAAATTGACCACCTAGCCCACTACCCAATGCAGCAGTTGTGTTAGTGGCGGCAAGACCAGACCCCGCTGCCAAGCTGTTGGAGTACAGCGCAGTGCTGCCCATCGTATGCCCGGACTGGCCCTGTGCCCCAGTTTTACCAGCAAGAGCAGCAAACTCTGCCATGTTGCGACCCTGCCCAATTGCATCCTGAGCACCAATCCAAACATTGCCCAACTTCGGAGTATTAGACAGCGCAGGAGCAGTGGCACTGTGGACACAGCGAAACTGGAATGGCTGTGCCTGCGCGTACGTTGGCATACCCAGCCCTGTAGGGGCTGCGATATTTGCAACCAGTGCTCCGTCAATGTAGTACAGGGCGCGGTCGTTTTCCAGGACAACCTTGTACTTGTGCATCACACCGGCAGCAGGGGCGGTGATCGCCGCAGACGTGTATTCTGTGCCGTTATTGTTCAACACCGCCTTCAATGTGGCAGTTGCGTCATAGCGGAAGAACGCACCATCTGTGGGAGCGGAATTATTAACGGCCTGGATGAACCCGAGTTCGACCAAACAGTTCAACTGCGGGGTGTTGGACAGGCTCATATCTGCCGTCATGTATGTAGCAAAGTCGGCTTGGAACGGAAAATACTGATAGGTTTTGACGGCACTATAGGTATTCGCGGTCACTACCGCGCCTGCGTTCAGATTCAATGTCCCGCCAGCCACCGTGATGGTTTGGGTGCTAGTGGCTTGAAAGAACAGCGCCGTGTTAACTGCGGTGTAATTGAACACCTCGTTGAACAAGCCAATGGACTCCCCCACCGCAAGCCTGCCCTGCGCAGACATCCGAACAGGCTCGATCAAGCGACCAGCGGGGTCACCTGTTGAGCCAATCTCGCCAGCAAGAATGGCAAAACCCGCCTGTGCCGGGGAAGCCGGAAGTGTGACGTTCAAATTGTGGTTGCTGTCCACCTCGACCACGTTACCTGACGTGTTGCCCTCGACTCTAAATCCTGCCATGCTGTTCTCCTATGAAGTAAATGCGAAACGAACTTTGAAATCGCCAGTTAGGCGATATTCGGATGTGGCCTGGATCGTGAAACCCGTGCCGGTGATTGGGTTGGTTATACGCAGCCGAATTGGGGCTACGGCGTGCTCAAATGAGTTGTGACTGGCTGTCGCATCGCTGCCCATAATCCAGGCTTCAACCGCGTCTGTGGCGGTAAAAGTAGAAAGGCCAGTGACAGTTGTGGTCGCGTCGTTGCTGCCGGGAACTGGTTTGGCGGGGGAGGTTTCGGCTTGGAGGGTGGAGATGGTACGAAGGTTCAAGTACCCGCTGTGCGCTCCATCAGGAGATGTAGCGGCCATGTCCGATGCGGTGCCCACTGCTACATACGCACCATTACCGTAAGCGGATGCCTTCCAGTTAATCGCGCTAGGGAGGTTGTACGATGTCCATATAATTCCGTCAGATGAGGTGTTTACTACATTTGTCCCCTCGGCCAACACCACAAATTTATCGTGGCAGTACGCAATATTCCGGCCAGTAATCGCCGGGGTAGAACGCTGAACCCATGCTGCGCCATCGACCGAGGTAGCCGACATAGTTGAGCCAGAGGCTACTGCCACAAACACCCCGTTCCCATAGGCTACCGAGTACCAAGACGCGGTGGCAGGCAATGCCCGTTGGGTCCAGCTAGTACCGTCCGGTGATGTGGCTGCTATAGTGCTAGAGTTAGCCACGGCCACAAACAGGCCATTGCCATAAGTTACTGATTCCCATAAGGCGTTTACGGGAAGAGCCAGTTCTGTCCAGGTAATTCCGTCTGGTGAGGTGTTAAGTAACCCTGTGTTCCATCCCACCGTCACGAACAAACCGTTACCGAACGCTACCGAGTAGCAATTCGTACTGAGGCTAAGTGTGCGCTGGGTCCAGGTGATTCCGTCGGGGGAGGTGGCGGCTATTGCCGAGGTGCTAGATACCGCTACGAACACACCATTACCGTAGGTCACGGCCCTCCATGTAGCCGTAGCAGGCAGTGCCCTCTGGGTCCAGGTGATTCCGTCTGGGGAACTAGCCGCTATCGAGGTGCCTTGAGCTACTGCCACAAACACCCCGTTCCCATAGGCTACCGCGACCCAGTTAGCTGTGATGGGTAGGATTCGCGCCGCCCACACTTCTACACTGGGGTTGGGGATACTGTCCATCACACTCACCGACGAAGAATACTCAGCCGCTTGTGCGCTCAGAGGGAAGTTCAAAGTTGCCAATCCAGTACCTTGTGCCATTACCTGCTCCAAGCCCAGCGAACTTTGAAGTCGCCGTCTAAACGGTGCTCAGAGAGTCCGGTAATTTGAAACCCCACCCCTGCCGTCACGCTAGAGATGGCAAGCTTGATTGGGGCAATCTTGTGTTCGTAAGCGTTGTGATCAGCGGTGCTGTCAGAAGCCTGAATCCAGCAGTCGATAGCGTCTGTAATGAGCAAGCCCGATTGACCTGTGATGGTCACTGTGGCTACGTTAGAGCCGACCGCCGGACATGCGGACTTTGCCTGAGTTTGGATCGTACTGACAGTGCGGACGTTAGCCAGAGGAGCTAGACCGCTTCCTACCCCGTCTGGGGATGTTGCTGCAAGTGTGGAGGAACCAACAAGAGCACAAAATACTGAGCCATTCCATTCAACTGAATACCAGTTATTCCCTTCGGCGCTGGGAAGGTAACGGTAAGACCAAATAACCCCATCTTGTGAAGTTGCCACAACCCCTGCTGCTGAAATAGCGCAAAAGATGGAACCACCTCGGGTTACGTCATACCAAGATGAACTCACAGGCATTGTTCTCTGTGTCCAAGTTATCCCATCAGGTGAAGTTGCCGCGTTGACACCGCTATTGGAAATGGCGCAAAACACTGCCCCATTCCAAGCCAGTGCGTACCATACGTCTGACGCAGGTAAAACTCTCTGTGTCCAAGTAACCCCGTCAGGAGATGTGGCTGCAATTGTTGAACCAGTAGCAATAGCGCAAAACGTTGTTCCGTTCCAGCACACATTGACCCAATTTGCCGAAACCGGCATAACCCGTTGTGTCCAAGTTATGCCATCGGGCGACGTTGCCGCTATGGATGAGTTCCCTGCAATCGCACAAAATACAGAACCATTCCAATCTAAAGCGCGCCACTGTGCCGACACGGGAAGTGTTCGCTGAGTCCACGTAATTCCGTCAGGAGATGTTGCCGATACAGTTGAGTTGTATCCCAAAATGCAAAATACAGACCCACCCCAAACAATTGCAAGCCAAGAGGCTGCTGAGGGCAAAGTCCTCTGCGTCCAAGTGATTCCGTCAGGGGATGAAACACCATGCGCTTGACTTCCGCTTGGTGCAAAGAAAACAGAACCACTCCAGGCCATTGACTGCCAGTTTCCGGAAACCGGCAGCGTCCTTGCTACCCAAGTCATGTTGTTGATATTGGTATTGGGAACACTGTCCACCGTTACCACTTCGCTTACATACTCCGCGAGCTGTGGCGCTGCGTCAAAATGCAGCGTAGCGATACCTTGTGCGCCGACTGCCATTAGTTACCCCAGGCGTAGCGAACCTTGAAGTCTCCTTCAAGGCGCTGGGTGGACGTGGCGGTAATGTCAAAGCCAACACCGGGAACGAAGTTGTCACACGACAACTCTAGGTCAATAATTTCATGCTCGTAGGCGTTGTGATCGCTGGTGGAATCTGAACCAAGTAAGAAGGCACTGGCGCTGGAGTTGGCAGTAACCCCGGCGATGCCAGCGACGGTCACCTTGGCTTGGTTTGTGCCGGGTGACGGTTTAGCAGGGGAGCTTTCTGTGTTGACCGTGGTAATGGTACGGGTGTTCAATATGACAGCACCACCGCTAACACCATTTGGTGAAGTAGCAAAGTGCGGAAGGATACCGCCCGCATCGCCAGCCATCAACAGGAACTGCGACCCTGACCACACCAAGTCTGTAACAAATCGCTCGTCCCTTGCCTTGAACGGAATGTCAACAGGCTCCCAATAAGCGCCGTCAATCGAGCGAAACACCATGTCGTTACATGCAAGAGTAAATATACCAGCTCCAAACGCAATAGATTTAATGTACTCCGACGACGGGCATGAGCCGCCTGCAACCCATGTAAATCCATTTGACGAGGTTGCTGTAGCTGTTCCATAGTGGGCGTTAAAAACGTACTTGCCATTACCATAAGCAACAGAACCCCATGCAAGACCAGACGGCATTGTTCGTTGTGTCCACACAAGCCCGTCAGGAGATGTGGCAATATAGCTAACGTTGTCGTTTGCCGCTGCAAAAAACAACCCGTTAACGTAGAAAATTCTTGCCCATACAATTGCAGCGGGCAATACCCCAGTGCGTACTGTCCACACAACACCATCTGGAGAGGTGGTGACGTTTGTTGTAGATGCCCCTAAGCCCACAAACAAGCCAGCGCCATAGGCAATGCCGTTAGCGCCCCATGCTTGGTGTATGGAATTAACGCCAACGTTTTGCGCCCACGTTGCCAAATCGGTTGATGTATAAGTTGTGCTTCCATCCTGTTGCAATACATATACGCCACCGCCATAGGCAATACAGCGAATGTTGTACCCCCCGCTAAGGGTTACCTTTGTCCACACAACTCCGTCAACACTGGTGTAAATGTAGGCCCCTGGGGCAATCACCAATACATATTTTCCGTTGACGTAGGCCAACGCAACTACATAGTTGGCTGCAATCGGGGTGTAGTTAAAATCAGCCCCCTTGGCCCAAGAACCAACATTCACACTCGGGTTAGGAGCACTATCGCTCACCACCGTGGCACTGGCGTACTCAGCCGCCTGCGGTGAAGCAGGAAAGCTGATAGTTGCAACGCCAACGCCACGGTTTGCCATTTTGATTAGGCTCCGGGTGCGGTCTTTGTGAAGCCAGTGATTTGCACTGTTTGACCAAGGGTGAATGTCGTGTTATCGATAGTCATATCGCCGCCACCAGCACTCAGAGTCACTGTGCCTTGCTCATGGCAGGTAGTACCAGCAGAGTCCACAAAGCGGTAGTAGCCTGCAGTGCCAGCAGCTAGGGTAGTAACGCTGAGTGGCAGGCTTGAAAGAGCCTTGGAACCTCCAGAAGCCGCAGATGCCCAATCAGAGGCCAAGGCATATTCAACTAGCTTGGTTCCAGATGCGGCAGTGGCACAGTTGGCAGGAACAGAGCCAGAGTAAATCTGAAGCTTGGCGCTTACACCCATTGCTGTTTCAATGGCGTCTAGGAGTGCGTTGCGCACTGCGGTGGAAAATTGAACTGTCACGATGGCTCCTTTGAGTTATGGTTTGAAAAACTTACTTCATCGATGGCTTGGGAGCCACCGCAACAGTTGCCGCGACCTCAGCGCCAAGCGAGGCGGTCACCAGGTTGCGGTAGCTCTGTGCGCGGTTGTCGTTTCCTGCGTACTCGGAGTCTTTGCTGTAGGCGTAGGCCAGCACGATGTTCAAGATGTCATCGGCGTAGATGTCGGGCAGGCTCATATTGCCAACCACATCGCTCCAGATCGTGCCAACACCAGGTTCTGTGATGTCCGTTGGGTAAGCGGAGTACATCACCTCAACCTTGGCGGTCGTCAGTGCTGGGGGGTACACATAAAACGCCAGCGGATCACGCTCGTCAAACATAAAATGCTTTGGGTTGATCGCCGCAACAGCGTTGTACCATCCGCGCTCGCCAGCGTCCATCATCTTGCGCTCCACTTTGGTAATGGCGGACAAGTCACCAGCCATGTTGCGGGTGATTTCGATCAGCTTGGCTGGTGTCGGAGTTAATTGGCCAATCATGGCTGTACTGGCAACTGTTTGACTGGTCCCGATGGTGTAGGTGCCAACGCCACCAGTGCCGCCCGTAGTGGGGATCAGCGCAGTGATGACCGTGCCAGCCGTCACAGGTGCTGAAGCAGTTCCAGTCACTGTTTGCCCAACACTGATCACTCCGGAGGTCATGGCCGAAACGGTCAGCACCGTGGTAGTAATCGATCCAGTGAATGCCGCAGGTTTGAGCGATTGCCGCGCACCAGCGAGGAGCGTCATGGTTGCCGTGGTATTCATAGCATCAGGGCGAGCCTTGACGACGATACGCTGTGCATCGTTCAGGTAGCGCACCAGTTCATGCATGGGCCAGCGAACGGAGGTTTGATCTTGCAGCAGGTCAACTGCGCGACGGAGAATGGAAGATGCAGCAATAGTCATGATTTATCCAAAAAAAAGAGGGTTGACAGTGAGTGCGCCAGGGTTGCGCCCATGGGCTTCTTTGATTCGCGCAGCAATCACGCCATCACGAAAAACTTGTGCATAGAAAGTTGCCAGCTGTGGATTTGCCCACGCGGCGCCAGACATCATCAGCAAGTTGCTTTTGGCTCCAGCCGCAATGACCGAGATGTACCGGGTCATAAAGTCTGGCAGCGTAGTGGCTGTGTGGACTGGCCCGTAGACGCAGTCAACCGAGAGCACACCTGATTCCGTTGGCGTTGGATAGACCTTTAGCACACCAAAATCAGGCGAGGAATACACCGATGGCTCACCCACCTCTTCGCCCATAATGCGACTCACCGCAGTGAGCTTCCTTGTGTCTGCATACACACCACGGTATGTGATGATGTATGACTGAGACGGTTTACTGGGTTCGTACTCCGAGATACCGGCTTCCAGCCTCTCGGCTTCGGTGGCATTCCAAGCCATGCTATCCACGCAGAACTCGTTGGCGGCAGCCACAATGGCTTGCCTGGCCAGAGGTTGTGGACAAGACAAGACCTCTGGCAGCACGAACGAGTAAATCGTCTCGACGTTCATCAGGCAGGCACCGCAGAGAAGGCGTAGCGCGGACGGTCAGCTGGAACCAGTTCCCCATCCTTGTTGCGCGAGAACGTGGTGGTGAATGCATCGCGCAGGACGGCCACAACCTCGGTGGGCACCTTGAACGGCTTGTCACGCGGGATTTGGTACAGATAGCCATTGATGCCAACGGGCACAGCATTGCCGCCACCCTCATCATTGCTTGAGTAGACGGTCAGCATTTCATACTTGCCGCTCATGGAGTCATCGG